GGTTGATATCGCCTTTGTTCTAACATAATAACAAAGAGTTTTCAATCCTTTACCCCACGAATGGAAGTGTGATGATGAAATCTTTGATAATGTTGGATTGGACATATAGATATTCATTGATTGTGATTGGTCAATGAATGGTGCTCTGTCAGCAGCCATATCAATTAATTCTCTTTGAGATATTTCCCAAATTGTTTTGTATTTTGGAATTAAATGCTCAATTCTTTTAACTTTCTTGTTGTAATTTTTATCTTCTTGGTCAAGATAATTATTAAAGTTAATGTTTTGAATTGACCCTTCATTCATAATGATTTCATTTTTTAAATCTTCAGACCAAATACCTATTTTCTCAAAATCACTAATTAAGTATTTGTTAACAATTAGAATTTCACCCCCAACTACACGACGATTAAATAATGCCGAGTGAGCCGGTTCTGTCATTTCAAATGAACCTGTAATCTTAGCGGAAGACGCAACTGGCATCTGAGCCGTGAATAACGAATTACAAACCCCGTGATTGGACACTTCTAACTTAAGTGAGTCCCAGTCCCACATTCTACCTAATCCTTCATAATCTAATCCCCACATATCAAATTGGAATATACCTTTTGACATTGGTGAACCTTTAAAGAATTTGTATGGTTTGTATTCCCCTGATTTACATAATTCCATACTCTCTGTGATTGCAGCAAAGTAGATTGTTTCAAATATTTCTTTGTTTAATTGTTTTGCCTCTTCAGATGTGAAGATATAATCCATTAAGAAGAATACGTCAGCAAGACCTTGTGTTCCAATCGCAATTGCTCTTTGTTCTAAACCACCTTTTCTACCTTGTTCAGTTGAATAACTATTAATGTCTACAACTTTGTTAAGTGCTCTAACAACCTTTCTAACTTCACTATAAAGTAATTTGAAGTCAAACTCTCCTTTAACAATAAAGTTCTTCAATACCATAGATGATAATGTACAGATTGCTGTAGTGGTTTCATCAGTATATTGGTAAATCTCATTACATAGGTTAGATTGTTTAATCACTCCAATGTTTTGATGATTTGTCTTTCTGTTAGCACTATCTTTAGAACATAAGTAAGGAACTCCTGTTTCAACTTGAGATTCAATAATTTTATTCCAAATTGTTTGAGCTTTAACTTTTTTACCTAAACCAAGTTCAACTGCTTTATTGTAGTTTGCTTCATACTCATCACCATACGCTTCTTGTAATGGTTTGATACCTGCTTTGATAATGTCGTTTGGACAGAATAGATACCAATCACTATTGTTCTTAACCGCATTCATAAAGTTATCCGGTAACCAAATTGAGGTAAACAAATCTTTTGCCCTCAATTCCTCAGCACCCGTATTCTTTTTGATTTCAAGTAAGTCCATAATGTCTTTATGCCAAGGTTCAATATAGATAGCCGCACTACCAGGTCTTCTTCCTTGTTGGTTGAAAAATCTTAATCCTTCATTAACAATCTTTAGGTATTTCAATAAACCACCCGCAAACCCACCTGATGAATTAATACGGCTTTCTTTACTACGAATGTTAGACATACATAATCCAATACCAGCTGCGTCAGACGAATACGTTGAAATGTCGTTGAATGTTTGTAATAAACCTTCTCTTGAGTCTCCATTATTGTATTTTAATACACAAGATGCTAGTTGAGGTGTTTTAGTTCCCGCGTTAATCATAATTGGTGTCGCAGGAGATATAACTTGATTTGATAATGATTGATAATACTCAACCGCCTCTTCAAATGATTTAGTCACCCATAAAGCCACTCTCATATACATATGTTGAGGTCTTTCAATTACTCTACCTTCAGGATTTTTTAACAAATACATTTCTTGTAATGATTTCCACGCAAAATAATCAAAATTGTAATCATTCTCGTGATTTATTACAGAATCAATATTTTCAGTACCATATAGTTCAATAGTCTCCATTAACTTATCGTTAATGATGCCATCAACGTGTAAGGTGTGCATTGTATTACAGAAACTTTCATCAGTTTCTTTATGATATGCAGAAATAGCAACAGACGATGCTAATCTTGAGTAATCGTGATGACTACCGGTGTAAGCCGCTGCAATCTCATAAACCAATTTATCCAACTCTTTGGTTGTAATAACACCCTCTGTTGGAACAGAAGTAATCACCTTAATGAATACCTCATCAGCATTTACGTTTAACCCTCTTGCCGCTCGTTTAACTCTATTATAAATTTTTTGGGGGTTGAACGAAACTTCGTCTCCCCCTCTTTTTCTTATCTTTAGTGACATCATATTAAAAATCGTCTGTAAATGTTAATGACTCACCTAACTTGGCCTTTTGATACTCCATTGTTCTTGATTCAAAGAAGTTTCCTTTTGTTTCAACAGCAATCTGTTCCATAAACTTAAATGGTTGTTCAACATTAAAATGTTTTTTACATCCAAACTTAACTAATAAACCATCAGTAACAAATTCAAGGTATTGTTTCATTAAATTTGAGTTCATACCAATTAAAGACACAGGTAATGATTCAGTGATAAATTCTTTTTCAATTTCTAAAGCGGATAGTAAGATTTCTTTAATTCTTTTCTCCGTTGGTTTGTTCTCAACGTGATTGTTAATCAAATGAATAGCAAAATCACAATGTAAGTTCTCATCTTTGAAGATTAATGAATTAGCATTACATAACCCTTGCATAATTCCTCTTGATTTCATCCAAAAGATTGAACAGAATGAACCTGAGAAAAAGATACCTTCAACGGCAGCAAACGCCACCAATCTTTCTTGGAAGGAAGAATTCTCAATCCAATCAAGAGCCCATTTAGCTTTCTTTTGAACTGCCGGTAATCTATCAATTGCGTGGAAACATTCGTCTTTCTCTGTTTCATCAGAAACATAAGTATCAATCAATAATGAATACATTAACGAGTGAATGTTCTCCATCATAATTTGGAATCCGTAGAAGAATTTTGCCTCAGCATATTGAACCTCTTTTAAGAAATTCTCAGCCAAGTTTTCATTTACAATACCATCAGACGCCGCGAAGAACGCTAATATATTTTTAAGGAAATATCTTTCATTATCAGATAGGTTTTCCCAATCTCTAATATCGTTAGATAAATCTACTTCTTCTGCCGTCCAAAAAGCCGCTTGATGTTGTTTGTAAAATTCCCATATATCATTATGTTCAATAGGGAAGATAACGAATCTGTCATTATTTGGTTCTAATATTTTTTCTTTCATTTTTAAATTAATTTTGTGTTTGTTCTTTTTGTTTTCTTTTGTCTAACAAATCTTTTATTCTTTGTCTGTTTCTTTCTTCGGTTTGTTCTTCTAACCCTAAAAATGTTACAGAACTTTCAGTGTCAATCTCCAACATACCATTATCAAACTTACAATTCTCAAAGACAACACCATCATCACCAATACGTGATTTAGTAATTGCAATCGTCGCTAGTTTCATTTCTTTTTGTTGTAGAGATTTAGCTACGGAAATGATTACGTGTCCAACCTGTGCTTTTTTGATAGAACCACCCATTTGGTCAGTAGTCACAACATCCGAAGATATTGAACTTCTATTACCTTGAGTTGCTGTCCATCCTACCAAGTCAAGTTCGTGACACATAGATTCAAAACCTCTCATCACAGACCCTTCAGATTTCCATTCATCTCCCAAGTTTTTATCAGGAACCACACAATCAATGTAGTCCAATAATACCATATCAATTTTGTTTCCTTCAGAAATCATTTTTCTAATTTGATTCTTAATTTGCATCATTGTTACGGTGTCAGATGGAAGTTTTTTAAGTATCAATTCATTAGGCATTTTTTCCTTAATTTCTTGAACTTTAATCATTACTTCATCCTTTTTTAAAGACAAATCATCCGGGTGGATTTTTGTCCATAATGTAATGTGTTTACGTTGAATAATCTTTGGGTTATCCTCGAAGAATATTTGTAAAACATTATACCCCAAATTAAATGCGTGATTCGCAATTTTTGTAAGTAATGTTGATTTACCTACACCTGTTGGGGCTAACACTACACCGATTTCACCTTTAGCAAGGCCACCTTTTAAGAGTCTATCTATCCCCGGAATACCCATCGGTATCGGATGACGATAATCCTCGTTTAGAACATCGTCTAAATTGCTGAAAACACTTTCAGTCCCCTTATCATGTTCTCCAACCTGAAGAGCTTTACTAACCATCTCTTCTAATGTGTCATAACTCTCAAATTCACCAGTGTCGATGATTTTTTGAGCTTTAACCATTACTTTCTGTAACTCCTGTTGTTTACAGAACTTCATTGATTTTTCTTGTACAAATTCAGCTCCTTCAAGCGTAGACTCCTTAACTTTTGTAAGGGTATCAATAATGATTTTAGCCGCTAGAGGTTGTTGTATCTCAGATTTTGTAATTTGTTCTAATGTGTCAAAGGTTGGTGTGTGTTCGTATTTTGTATAATATTCCTTAATCATTTGGATGATTAATTTGAAGTATTTATTCTCAAAATAACTTGTTTCAATCACATCTATAATAGACCTTGAGAAATCTTTGTCGATAATGATTTGGTTTAATAATTGTATCTGAAAGGTACTACCTAGATACTCGAAATTTTTGTTTGACGCCATATGTTTTTTCTTTTAGTGTAATAATAAATACTACACACTTAAGGTAAATTCTAGATATTTTTTTGTTAAATTTTTAGATGAAAAGATGTCAGTCAAGTTCATCAACAAGTTTTTTAGGTGTGGGCGTACATCCACAGTATATCTTATCTTTGGAGGGTATACTTTAGCGTCTACCTGTCTATGACAAATTGTCACATCATTTTGTTTGATGAAGATGTTAAAGTACTCCGGACCATCTGTATAAGACGTTTCCAAAATAGCTGGATTGTTAATAATTTCGTACATATTATCCGTCATATACGTTACGGTTTTCAATGATAATTGTGTCTGAATATCGTCTTTAAATTCACGAAGTAATTCATAAAGTTCTAATGAGTTTTTTCCCTCATTATTGAACTCTCTCACGTTAAAAAATCTCTGTACAATGATGTTATCATTTACCATCATTAAGAATTCTAATTTTACCGATTCTTGGTCTTTCATAGTTTTAATTAATTGTTGTTATAATTTCTTTTTTCTTTTCTTGTTAGTTTCATAAAGGGTCTAACAAAATTCACCCA